GTTCAGCGTTGCGAATCTGAACCAACGGATCTGCCATCGGGTCAGGCTGCGGCGGCATAATTTCCGGAAGAACTTTCTCCAGGATCTGACGCTGCAACAACGCCGCATAATCAGCCGCGTGCTTCGGATCTTGAAGCGCAGCCTGCGTCTGCTGAATCTGTTGCTGCGCTTGCTGTGGGTTAATCGCCCCAGTCTGCACAGCCATCTGCATCTGCTGCATCAGCTCTTGAGTTTCCGTCACCATCATCTGACGTGCCATCATGGCAACGTGCTCCATGATGTGAGCCAGAAGCCCTGTAAGAGCATGCGGGGTAGCCTGAACGAACGGCAAACGGAAGAATTGAATATGTGCCTGGATGTGCTGTTCGTGGTTCTGGTCAGGGAATGCTTGCAAAGCCGTTCCAACGATAGCGCGGCCATTCTCCATGGCCGGGTCCATAGGCTGTGGTTCCGGAGGAGGAGGAAGAATCTCATCGATGTTCTGGACTTCCAGAGCCTGATACATCCGGCGATACGCAGCATGCAAATTATGCATCTGCGGATTGGTCTGAGCCAGCTTCAACTGCTCCTGGGCCAGCGCAACACGCTGCGCCATGGAGAAGATGTTCGGATCACTGACCGGAAGGATGTCTACGCGCCCGTCAAAATCCTGCTGCTTGAGCTGCTGACCTTGGCCCTCCAGCTCATACGGATACATCGCAGGCATGTTCTCGCCAATGATGCGAGCAAGGATCTTAAACTCCTGCTTCTGTCCGTGATGCAGGCGCTTGTGAATTGCCGACAGCACTTTCATGCCGCGCTCCAACAGCGCAACAGTTGTGCCGACAGGCTGTTCCTGGCCCATGTTCTGAGCCTGGTTGTCCGCCACCGAAACAAAACGGCGACCGCCTTCAATCAACGCAGCCAGCAGTTGTGCCAGAGTTGCAGACGGCTCCTTATAAGGAAGCGGTATAATGGCGTCACGGATGTTGCCACCCGGTGCATCGATGTCGCGGAACTCGCCCGGCTGCAACGGCTCGTCACTGTTAGCAACGCGAATGCCGCGCGCCTTAAAGCCTGCCGGAAGGTTCGACAGCGTGCCAGCATCAATCAATTGGCGCAGGATGCTGGTCGCCGCGCGACCCAGCCCGCCGATCATATGGGTCAGACCGAAGCCATAGAAACCCAAACCCGGCAGGAATTTATAATGCACGAAATAGGGAATAGCTTCTTTGGTGGGGTCACCTTCCGCATAGTTGCGGCGGATCGCCAAGACCTCATTGCTGACTTCGTCAATCGTCACAATGTACGGCAGCTTAATGCCCGTGGGCTCGCCGTCCATGCCGACATCTTCAAAGCCGTCTAGGTCCAACTCAACATGCATCTCAAGAACCGTACGAACATCATCCGTGTACGACGAACGAGAGGTGCCCTGAATCTCGTCTACCTTCTTGCGAACCTCGTTATCGTCCTCATCCGAACCATCGGACAACTCAACGTCGCGGTAGAACCCCGAAACTTGGAGCTTGCGCACCTCGTTATCGGTCATCTTCAAAACATGCGTAATGCGGGGAGTGCTGCGCAAGTCACTTGCAGCATAAGGTACGACCACGTCCTGGGCTGGAATAAACTTGGCTACCGGACGCTGCTTGGTCTGGTCAAAGTAGATCTTCTTGAACGTAGAACCCGACAAGGGAAGATAGAACAGCATCTGATCCGTATCGGGATCATACTCTTCCATGCGATCCATGATCAGGTAGTTCATGTAATCTTTAACACGGTTAGCCTGTTGTAAACGATCTGGAGTGTTTAGGCCAATAACCTGTGTCTTGACGGGGCCACCAGACGGCAGCAGCTCCTTGTAAGCCTGCGCTTGGAACTGCGTTACGCTTTCCGCAATCAGAGGGTGCGTTACATTAGACGCACCTTCAAACGGCTCTGTTCGCTCGTCGGAACGAACACCTAAAAGGTCCAACCCTTTGGTGTATGTCTCTTCCCAATCAGCGCGAGAAGCCAAATCGTCCTCGTAGGCGCTTACAAGATCTGATGCAATCTCTCCTAGAGTGTCGTCTTCCAGAAACTCTGCAAGGTTTGAATCAAACGGGATCAGCTCTTCTTCCGTAAAACCACCCATTGGCATGCCGGTCAATGCTTCGATCAAAGCACCGCCATCCGGCATTTCGGTTATCTGAGCGCCACCAGCAAAGTCTTCCGGCATGTTTACCGGAATGTCTACACCCGCTCCGTCCATAGGACCAAGCGGGCCAGTGTCACGCTCTACCATGTTGCCAAAGGGCTGCGGAGGTAGCGCCATCAATAATACTCCCGTTTACGAGGCACCTGATCTGAGAAATCAAGCATCTCTTCATCATGTATTGCTACGAACCCGCCTTGACGGAAACGTATCAATGCTAAGGTCATACTATCACAAAAGTCATCGTGATCGCCATTCGGAAATGACGCAACTTCTTCTACGACCTCTTCGGCAAACCTTTTGTCTTCAGGGGCCCAAACCAAGCCCGCCTCAAACAAAGGGGATACCATATGCATTCTAGTTGTCTTATCTACACCACCGCCGCCCGCGCGTCTACCAGGAGAGAAGCCCAGGGCCGGAATACCTCTAAGACGTAGCTCGTCAATCAGAGGCTTACCCGTCGCCTTGGCCTCGATGATGACCATGTCAGGTTCCCAGTAGTTGTATTCCTCGAACGCTACCTCTTTTAGCTCCGGGAAGCTCCACCTCCCGCGCTGGGCGTCCAGCAAGATAACCGCATCCCTACCGCCCTCGTCCGGCTCGAACACACCCCATGTCGTAATTGCAGAGTAGTCCGCCGTTTCTTTCTTGGAGAACGCAGTATCATAAGCCTGAATGACGTACTTCAAAGGCGGGATCTTTTCCTTCTCCCACGTCTTCCACCACTCTTTGCGGATGATAGCCGAGCCAGAACTGGTTGGCTGCTGCTGCCACTGTGCCGACCACTTCTGTACCGGCAGCGAGGCTTTGATCGAAAGAAGGGCATCCTTCTCCCAAAACTCAGGCCAAAGTGGATTTCCAGAAGGTAAAATCGCAGGAAATTCAACAACTTCCCACTGGTCCGACATGGTATCAGCAGACTGGTTTGCCAGCAAACGACCCGTCAAATCCTTCTTACCCCAGCGTGTCATAACCAAAATGATTGCACCACCAGGTTGAAGACGCTGTCGGGGACCAGAAGTGTACCATTCGTAAGCGTGGTCGAACGCAGTCTCGCTTAGAGCGTCCTGTTCCGAATGAGGGTCGTCAATGATAAACAAGTCAGCGCCCCGGCCAGTAACGGCAGCGCCGACGCCAGCAGCAAAATACTCACCACCTTTGTTGGTGCCCCATTTACCGGCGCCCTTGTTATCCTCTTTAAGGACGGTCCCTGGGAAGATTTCCTTGTATGCTGGGTCATCGATCAAGTCCCTCACCTTACGGCCAAAACGCACAGCAAGCTCAGTGTTGTGCGTAGCTTGAATGATCTTCAACTTCGGATTTCGTCCCAGGAACCAAGCAGGCATCAGAAACGACGCAAACTCAGACTTCGAATGACGAGGTGGCATGTTGATAATCAACCGCTTGATCTCGCCGCGAGCCACCGCTTCCAACTTCTGAGCAATGACGCGGTGGTGCGCACCCTCGATAAAGTTCTCATAGACATGATGCGCAAACGCCATGAAGCTGTTCGTCGCCTTGTCCCGGATCTCAAGCTTAATCTTGGCTTCCTTCAGAGCCAAAATCTCTTTCAGTACATCATCAGGTAGAGCATCAAGATTAGCCATGCAACTCAACCTTGTAATTACCACCTATGTGAGTAAACCCAAGTCGCTCAAGCAACTTACCCGTGCGCTGCGGTGACACGTTGGTCGAAACACCAACATACGCCTCCATCGCTCCCATGTCCCTGGACCAAGACAAAAACATCTTGAGCATCTTAATCGCGGCCCTCGAACCTCGGTACTCGGGCTGAACGTACCAAACATAGTCGCTCGCCATCATCCCACGGCTAAAGAAATATGGAGTGACGCTTCCTGCAAGCATTCCGACAGGGATGTCCCCGTCATAAGCCAAAACCCCAAACGCATTCGGGTTTTTGATAACCATTTGCAGAATCGATTGAGAAGCTTTCTCTATGTCAAAGGGGACCCCACTGTAGTCCCCTTCCTCTTGCATGGCTATGCCAAGCTTCAGTATGTCCCGCAAACGCTCTACGGCGAATGATTTGTATTCCATTATGCTAAGCTGGCGATACCAAACCTTTGCAGTGCCTTTGTCCCCGATCCGCGTTGCGGACGATAAACTCCCGGCCCTACCGAACTCGGCATCTTCGGCCCTTTCGCTATTTGTGACAGATCTAGATATTCTAATGCATCAGCCAGGTAATCAAGTGAATCACCATACTTCTGCATTCTATTAGCTACTTTCGACTCCTTCAACATCTCCGCATCCGCTTTCGTGCGTTCAGACGGAGAAGCATACTCATCACCAAACATACCGTAATACCGTTCGCCGGCAAGCTCTTCGGAGGCTAGGTTTTGTTCTGAGCCACCAGAGGACAGCTCCTCAGAGGCTAACCTATTGCTACTTGGACCACCAGTTGGCTGGTCGTCACCAGAACGGCCCGCTAATAAGTCGTACCCTTCAGCAATGCGAGCGTACCCCGAAGCTTGGTACCTAGGGTCTGTGCGGCGCCAACGAATGTAGTTGTCACCAAGAACACGACGTGCCGTCTCCGGATCTACATCCGGGTTGGATAGGAAAATATCTACCGTCTCTGCATAATCAGGCGTCTCTTCCATCTCCTTGCGGATGTATTCCGCTTGAGCCTGCAAGGCCTCATATCCAGGGACAATCGTACCTTGGTCCGTGACCAAACCACGCTCGGCCAGGAACTCCATAACCTTTGGAGCGCGAGCACCCTGCCAGCTAAGCATACCGACATTGGTTGCTTTGTTGTACGGATCCAAATGGGAGCCAAACAAGTATCTAGGGTCTAGGCTGTTTTCCCGGTTGATCTCACCAGTGAGAGCTCGAGACTGTGCATCCGAGAACCCGGCACCACGGAACGCCGAATATACATCCTTCGCAATCTGACCACGGCCATCCGCCACATAAGAACCAGCAGGCACCTCTTGTACAGGGGGTGCCTCCGTAGACCCTTGGGTCGAGATCCTAGGATTTAGCCGCGGACGAAGAGACGTCTCCGGTGCATACGACATCGCCGTTTCCACCGGAGGCTGCATCAACTCTTCAGAAGGCGTGACAGGAACCGAACCACCAACAGGCGAACCAACTTGAGCGTTGGGAAGTCGAGCTGCGTCTACGTACTCAATCCGGCCATCCGGATACCGAACCATAACAAGATCCTTGCCGCCGCGCTGAACGCGACCAAGAACCAACGCCCGGCTCAGATCCACAGCATCACGCTGCGTGGCGATGTCCTGAGTAACCTGACCCCCAACCATATTGGCCATTAGTATGTTCCCTTGAAGCCCTTACCGGAAACTTGCGAAGTCTTGCAGCCACGGACCATACCGCCGCCAGCGTACTTCTCAGGCATGTCTTCCATCTCACGCTCATAGGCACGACGACCACGCTCCACGGCAGCAGCATCGTCTTCCATGTACTGAGGACGCATCTTAGGACGAACCGAAGACTTCGGATCAATCGCATCAGGAGTAACCGAACGGGTTACCGGCATCTCATGTTCAGGCAAGTAAGGGCGATCGTCACGCATCTTAGGGCGTAGGGATTTTTTGGGAGCCATGTCTATCTCCAAGGTCCAAGGTTCAAGGAACTCTAACAGCTTTCCATAAATTCCTCAATCGTTCTTCGCTGATTTACCTCGTTGAACTCATTCGGCGCTATCCGAAGCTTCGACGTCTCAAACGAATCACTCTTCCTCATCAACAATAACTGCTTGTCCAAAGCAACAAAACAATACCAATCAACGTCAATCTTAGGAGTGTGGTACGTGTACATCTCCTTCGCTTCATGGCCGTAACGCATGGGCTTGCTACTCGACTTAACTTGTACCGTGAGTATCGAACCTCGGACCTTGCACCATAGATCCGCCCCATCGCGATCCACATGGTGGACCTCAACCCCATACGTCTCCAATATGTACGCAGCCAGGAACTCACCTGCCCGCCCTACACTCTTGCTTTTCGACACTACAAATCACCGCGCTTGGGTGTCTTTCGAGCAGACCCTAGCACAGCTTTTATGCGATTACTATGTCATAACAATAAGTTGCGGTAGAGCTCGATCATCTCTTTCTCTTCCGCCAACTCACCAGCATCTCGCTTGCGCTCTGCCAACAACCGGCGCAACGCCTTCACGTTGTATCCCTTCGATTTCACAACAGTCAAAACGTCCTGGCGATCCCGCTGCAAGTCCGCCATCTGCGCGTCCAACGACTCTAGCTCCTGGACAAACTCCTGAAGCTCCTTCGCAGCCTCTTCAGTAACCTTCTGGTTGTGCTTCTTGAAGTCGTCGTCATCCTTAAAGGGTATCACGGACATCTTATCCTCCCGTTCGTGTTCTAAAGAACTCGTTATATGCGTCCAGAAGTTCTAGCTCCTCGGGACTTGCTTCTCCGACCTCGGCCTTGCGCTGTAACGCAAGAACTTCGCCCATGTATAATTCCAGCATGTTTTTTGCATCTGGGTTCGTGCCGCTCGGCTTACCTAGGTCAAACGACCTGTAGTCTTTGGTTTCAGGATAATAAAACGGAAGACCAGGGCGATTATCAAAGTCATCAGACCCAATAAAGTCATCATACCTAAGATCGCGATACGCCTCCGACACACCCACGGGAATACTGCCTTGCTTCGTTTGCAAACGGCGATGCCTGGTGGCGTCACGGTTGTCCGGACCAATCCGGTGGATCTGTCGCTCTGTAGACAAATAACCACCCGTCGGGGCGTCACGCATACGCGCAATGTCGCCCATGCTCAGATACTGCGCAATGATGCCTTCAATTCTGTCGTCAGCCATAGGTCCAAGGTCCGAGGTTCAAGTCCCAAGAACCCTACCATGCATACAAAAATAATTCCACAGGCAACCAGAAAAAGCTCTTGGCATACGCACGGCCATACACAGGATACTCAGGCAAATCCTCACGAACCAGCATGAGCAGGCTCCTCAATCTGAAAGTTCAGCATCGGAGGATACGAAACTATCTTCTCACCCTCCGGACACGAATACTTAATCTGTGCCAGCAACGTCGCAGTCCCAGGACGTACCTTGTGTATATCCATCTCA